TTCCGTTGAGCTATTTGGGGCGAGTGTAATCATATCGAAAAAGAAAAGGGAGGACTAATGCCCTCCCCCGTCCTGTAACCTGTGAACCAAACAAATGAAAATCAGGCGCCAGCGTTAAAGTCGAGCAAAGCATCCGCCGAAGAAACGAACGGTGCAGGGATCGCCTCCTCTGCTGTCAATTGGATTTGGTAACCGTTAAGGTCTCCCTTCGCGGTTCCCGTTCCGACGGTGCCCCCGGTGGCTTCTACGCCTGTGGTGTGCCCCATCAAAATATAGTTGTCGTTGTTATCGACTACGATAACAGATAGACGGCTCTTCAATAAGTCGTAAATCTCTCCGTTGTCTACCGCGTCTAGATTCGGCATGGTCAATTCTACGACTTGCGAAAAGAAAACCGTTCCGTTCTCAACCGAGGCGGTAACCGTCTGCTGAAGTGAACCGCTGTTCTTCGTCAATTCGAAAGCGTAGAAATCGACAGCGGTAGCGCCGTCGCCATCCACACCCGCTCCAGCAATTACGCCAGAAGTAATTGAACCCCATTCGCTTGCGTCGAACGGTGCGATGTATACGCGCTTGATTCCTCCGATTTTGTCTTTACAGGGGAAGGAACGCCCTGAAACTGTAATATTACAAGCCATGAGTTAGAGGAATTGTGGGGAGGGATTTAGAGCCCCTCCCCGATTCAATTATGCTGTACGGTAAGCGAAACCAGCAGAAGCCAAATCAACGACCTGAGTGCCGCCGCTGAACTTCATGATGATACGCGTAACGTCGTCACCAGTTACACCGGTCAAGTCCAAAACAGAGGCTTGAATGTGGTCGGTGAGGAGGTCAGTACCGAAGTACAAGTTATCCGCCTTAGCCAAGATGAACGCGTCATTCGGCATACCGCCAGGAGTGATGATGTCGTAACCAGCGTAGCGAGCAACCAAGCCATCGTTCAAGAAAGGCAATTGGTAAGTAGCTGCGAGAGCTTGGTAGTACAACTGAGCGGAACCGCGGCTCATGAAGATTTTTGCTTCGGGATCGCCCGCGATAGCGGTTGGAGCTTCAGCAGTCAAACCGGCCAAACGAGCCAAGATGTTTGAGGCATCTGTAGCGCCTGACAACTGCTGCATTGTTCCGGCGTTGTAACCCGCCTTCAACTTCTGGCAAATACCGTCAAAAGAAGTGTACTCCGCGCCTCCAGTAGCATCTGCGTCGAAGTTGCCTTGCCACAAGTTCAACTCGATACCTTCAGCAACCTTGGCGGCCACGTACTGAGCAGCGAAAGAAGTGAAGTCCGCAGGAGCGTTAGAAGATTGTCCGCGCATCTGCATACCTTCCCACGTAGCGCGGAGGTCTTTGTTGCAAACCTGCTCGTTTACTTGGAGTGCGGTAGCTTCCAAGACAGCCTCTCCCAAAGTGAGAGAACCTTGTCCGGTGAATTCGCAAGTAGCAGCGGTAATCGCAGCACCTGAGAACTTGCGGAGAACCGCTTTACTGTGTACGTTTTCAATTGTTGAAACGTAACCATTCGCGATTGTGTCCGCAGACAAAACCGCAGCAGCCACGTAAGGACGCGCCGCTTCGCCAGCATATGTGCCGACTGCAACTGTAGCGTTAGCCATTATTTAGAAAATTGGTTGTGGATCGCGGCGACGCGTTCCGTGATTGATAAACTTTTCAAATCGACGGGGGCAGGTGCCTCCATCTTCGGAGCGCGTGAGAGGCTCTTAGTGGCCTGCTTACTCAACTCCGTAATCTTTGCGTCACGCTCTTCGATTTGTGAAGAGAACTCCGCCTTAGTTGCTTCGATTGCCTCGGCAATCATACCGGCAACATCTTCGCGTGTCAACACCTCAGAAGACGCTTCTACCTCTTTCGGCTCTTCGGACATTTCTTCTTCTTTGTCCTCTTCCGCTTCAACGGCTGGCTCTTCGGAGGCTTCGTTTACTTCAACGATAGCGCCTTCTGCAACAACGAGCATTGAGCCGTCAGCCAAAGTGTACTCACCATCCGGAAGTGGGATTTGTTCGCCTTCGTCGTTTACTACGAAAACGGAAGCACCGACAGCGAAAGACTCCGCCTCGGTTTGGATTTCTTGCCCGCTGTCCAGCGTAGCAACTGCAAATTTTACCTCCGCATTCTCTTCGACGGACAACTCTACGGAGTACTTGTCGAAAATGTCGGAGATGCGTTCTTTAAGTGTCATCTTCGAGGGATTTTTTATATAACGATTTACTTGCCTTGTTCCTTACTCAACCGCTCCTCCAGGTACTCCAGTGCCATCTCGACCTCTACCGCCCAAAGCAACTCTAGCTCGGTGAGTTTGGACTTCGCCCAACGTAAGCCGGCCTTGCCTCCCCACAAGAGGTAAGAGATAGTTCCGCAGGCGCTGGTGTCGCTTGGATCATAGTATTCTTCTGCCCGTGAGAGGTACGAGTACATTCGGCGAATGGTCTCCTCTGAGATAGGTTCACCGTTGGCTAGTTGCGCACTCCTTACCCTACCGGTTTGGGTTGCGCACTTGTTGCCGTGCTTCTCGTTGAGTTCGCGCCCCCTCTGTGCGTTGTTCTTCACCGCGTCGGGGTAATCGCTATACGACTCCATATCTACGCGCTTTCCCTTCTTATATCGCTTGTCCTCCTTTACGGTGGCCTTTGCCATCTCGTACTTATTCGCGAAGTAGCCCTCGATAGAGAAACCCTTTACACTTCCCTCCTTTACGAACTTCTCCCAAATAGCGTCGTTCTCAACCTTCATTGAAACCATCCACGTACCTACGGGAACCTCGAGACCGTACATACGGGATTTGTCCTGCTCGCCTTCTACGATCCAACTCTCTACGACGTGCAAGCCGTTAATCTTGTGTTCGTGTTCGAGGGTGGCGTTCGCTTGGTTGCCGTTCTTGAAGTACAGCTCCATAGCTCGTCGGACGGTCTTCTTTGAGAAGTAGACGTAATACTCATGTTCACCATTACGGCGATAAATCGGCTTATCTGGAATGAGGGCGGCACCCATTACGATACGCTTCTCTTCGTCCTGCGTTTTGAATTGCAAGAGTTGCGAGTTCATCGCGATGAAGTCCGATTCGATGGCGGGTTGTTCTACGAGTGAGATAGCGTCGATTCCGTAGAGTTCCGCTTCTTCGTCAATTACGAGTTCTAAAATATTCATCCTACAAGTGAGGCTTGGTCGTTAATACGTTGATTTGCTTGTTGGGCGGTGGTGACTTCTGAAGAGACGACATAAGTACGGAATCCCGTTTGTCCTGCTCCACCTCCTAGAAATCCGAGGTCGAGTTGTGGGCTTTGTGAGAAGTTGCCTCCATCCGTTCCCGTTGCGGTATTTCCTAAAGCCGACGGGGGTGACCCCCCTTGAAACTTTGTTTTTCTAATGGTGGCAACTTGTGCGAGACCCGTAGCAAGGGCAATACCTGCCTCTACAAATTGCGCTCCCGTAGCAAATTTAATAGGGTTCCCTCCCGCAGTCAATGCACCCGTTACCGCTGTACCTGTTTGGATGATGGCTTGCGCGATTTGGAACTTCTTGTTACGTTCAAATGCTCGTTTCTGATCTGCTTCGGTCTCACCCGCAAACGCTTCATTGAGTGCGCTAAGAGCGCCCAAGCTCATTTTGGCAAGCTGCAAACTCTGGTGGCCTACCAATTCTACACCGTTCAAAAATTCCTCAACCGTCTCACGATTTAGGCGGCGTTTAGTTTCCTCAGCAGTTTCCGTTCCGAGTACCTGTTGAGATAAACTTGTTGTACTTGCTTGAAGCGTTTTCTCTTGGTTCTCCGTTGTTACTTGGAGCGTCTTGGTATCCTCTTCCCTTCGCTTCGTATTGGCCTCTGCGGTGGCCATCATTAGGTCGATTTCCGCTTGTGCTGCTTCTTTCGCCTTTGCGATACCTTCAGAACGTAACGAGTTGAGCTCCGTTTGCAGTCGCTTCTGTGTACGGAGCGAAGCCGATTGTAGATCCAGTACCGCCGCTTCCGCTTCGGCTACGCGGTTGAGGTCTTCTTCGAGGCTCTCACCGAGGGCGACTTGTTCTCTTGCGATACGCGCCCGCTCTTCAGCGAGTCTGAGTTGTTCGTTTACGGTCTCTTGTTCAAGTTCTACGGCGCGTTGTAAGGCATCGATTCTCTCCTCTACGGTCAACGTATCATCTTCCGCTAAAAGCCGCGCTTTACTTATCTCTAAATTCGTCGCCGCTCGCGCTTTTGTGAACTCCCGCTCTTCATCCTTGAGG